ATACAATGTCTCTGTAATAACTAAATCCCTAGAGACGTCGGGATCTATCCCCTCTATTGATTGAGAACTCAATCATATGAGATGCTAGGAACATCATTCGCTGATCTTTGCTAATCTTACATGTGTAAGAAGTTGCGAGATTTTCGAGTTTGGACTTAAGCAAGTCGTCAAAGGTAACTATGTTCATTACCTGAGTCAGTTCCCCCCATAGGTCTAGTAGCTCTCGCCAATACCGAATAGGTATAGGTCTCATAATAGCATGTTCCCGCCAAATAAGGTAGGAACTACTAGTATGATGAGCGAAATCAGATCTAAGGGTTTGCAGGCGATCCGAGATCGACCGAACCGCGAAAAGGTCTCGAATAACAGATCGGTTCCCTAACTCTTTTACCATAAAGAGCTCTGGGATATCCTCTCTGAGGTTCTTGAACGCTCGTGGATCGTGTACTCGTGCGTATTTATCATCCACTGTTCTTTCAATAAGATTGAAGAACATGGTAAAATAAGTTTGCATGAATATAAAGATCTCAGTATCACCCACTCCAGTGTCCAGAAGCTCTGGTCGTACGATCAAACTATAATTCCCATTTATGATGGCAAGCATAGTCTTAAAGTACGCTCTATCCAGTTCCGAGTCTTCGAGAAATCGAAGATACACGGTACTCAGTAGAGTTAACAGATGTCTTTGGACCGGTGTGGTTACGGTTCCCCGAGTTAACTCCCGTGAAATTCTTTTAAAAGCTATGTATGACATACTAGCTCTTAAAAGTTTCATAGGTTTTAACTCCACAAATCCTCTACTTACCAACCTGGAAACGAATTCTACCCGTGATGCTAACGTATTAGCAGCAAAGGCTTCCTTGATCGAGATTGGTGAAATATCCGTGTCGTAAATCATATTACGAGACGCGAATTGGAAGAAACCCTCTTTAGATTGGAAAGATTTGGGTAACCCAACGGTTACTCCATAATCCTTACATACTTCAAGATAGGCTTCCGCCACCTTAGAATCAGCGATAACAATATCATCACCGAGTACTAAGTATTCTTTAAATAGAACATAAGGTCCGTAAGCCCGAGTAGCAGCAAGGAACACCAAGAAATGGTGAACAAGTGCTAGACTGGCCCAGGAGGAGAGTGCCCCCATCGGTTGACCACGAGTATACCTGTATTTAACGTTCCCAAGATAATAATCCCGGTCCGTTAATAAAGATAACCAAGCAGCACAGCCAACTTTTCCTAAGATAGGTTCTAATACTACTGAGTATAGTTGCCTTGGAATTAAATCTGTTGCAGATTTAAGATCAAAGCTATATACCGTTCTATTAAACCCTTCTGAGAAACGTTTAACTGCACTGTTTTGATCAAAGGTAGCATCAGCGATATTACCCCTCAAAATCTTAAATATAAGATTATGAAGAGGTAATAAAGCCATTTGCGTCCAATAATCAACAATTGCAAAGACCCTAACCTTACCAGCAGCTTCATATTTTAAGGAAAGTTTCCCTAAAATATTCCGAGGTCTATCCTTAGGAGGATAGAGTCGCGGATCAGCTTCTAGTGCGGCGATAGATTGAGGATAATGGACCTTAGAGTACTTAATTATTTTGTGTAGCGTCTCGAAAATAAACGGATTGAATCTTTCAAAGAAAGACCAAAAGTTTACATCGTCTCCATATAGCTTAAAGCTATTAGGAACTCGATCGAAACGTTTCCACCAAAATGCATAAGCATCCCTAACGGAACCCAATATCGACATTTTATTGTTGGGCCCAGCAGTTGTCAAAATCTTTAACGACGGAACCTGTTTCTTATCCAGGGTATCGTCATACGCAGGATTCGTGATAACCGGAAGTTTCTCCCTTTCATATCCCATGAAAGAGACAAACAGAGGCAGTTTATCGTAAGGTTCACTAGTCGGAAAACCTGCATAAGGAGCAGCTTGGATGGTAGATAAATCAGGGTCTTTATATAGACCTTTGAGGGCTTTATAACTTTGTAATAGAGTTGCTAAAACTCTAATAAAGTAAATATCGCCCCTTCTAACTCTAACTCTCCAATTCAGTGGCCAAGAGGTCGGAAGACCCTTTGACAACCGAATTCTTAACCCTAAATCGTTAGTACTTTTTAATGGAGTACCAGCAATGAAGGAATTAAGCGCAAATAATTCCACTTTGAGCCTCGAGATCACATAGTTGATCCCTCGAGTTCGATGTAACAACGCAAAGTAACGCGAGTAAGCCCATGCATCAGTCATATGACTGGCAGTAGGCGTACTACCAAGCCAAGAAACTATATTTCTATAGAAACTTGGAATGAGCTGATAAAAATTTCTTTTTATCTCGACCATTGAATCTTGGATACGCCATCCTAATAATCTATTGATTAAACGGAACTTTCTGCTATTGAGATTCTCCATTATTAATGGGGGTGTCTCAGAAGTCTTATCTTCTGAAACTGAGGCCCTCGCCGCGGCAGTTGCTAATGTATCATTAGGAACTGCCAACACCGATAACGTTGTCTCATTTGAGATCGCTATCGAAGTTAATCTAAGATATTGCGGTTTAGTGAGGTACATCAATTCGTCAGGGCAACCCGGATCTCGGATTACATATCCTGTCGTGGCATGCACACTCCAATCTATTTTCTTAACTAAGTTAAGAGAAGAGATCTGAAAAAGAATAGTAGATTGTTTCATAGTATAGTATTATTGGCCGTTTTGTGCCTCTTTTACCGTTACTATAACCCTTTCTAAATTCCTTAAGCTCTCGCAACGGATCCCGTTGTTCAATAGACTCTAGTGACTCGCGCTAAGGTAAATCTCAGATAATGAGGTTTATTCTTAGGATACTGATATATGTTTCCCTCGTCGGTACTCGTATATCCTTCCCCTCATGTCTCTGACATAGGGCGAATGTTTATGCCTACCTACGACTAAGGGCCGGAAATCTAGTCTGGATTATAATCCAAGAAAAAGATAGTGGCGGATCTAGCTCAATCCCTCTTTACTTCTGTGAAGAAGGGGAGCAGGTCACCCGGTTTTGCCTAGTCACCACTTTCAAGCATGATAAGTACTTTCCTGTAGCGACATCACATGGATCCGGATCCTAAATGGGCAGTATAGGCGATGGTCTCGAAAGACTAGATAGCTCTGCCAAGAGCT